CAGTCCATACCTGTAGTAACACGTTTACGGAATTCTCTATAAGTTTTACTTCCATCTGGATTTTGTAAGTATTTTCTCATAATAGCTTTTCGTTCTTCACGAGATAACACATATCGTTTTATAATAGTCACACCATCACCACTTTATATTCATTAATATGATTGCTACGTTCTAAGTCTTCAACATGTTCATTAGCTTTTTCGTAAGTGTCAAAATACTCTTTGCCATCAACTAATGGTAAATCTATCCATTGATATACATCTTTTTCACCTAAAGTACTGTATGGTGTTGCTGATATTAATAACATTATCTGTATTTTGTACATTATTTACTCCAGTAATCCGTCAATTGAATTGTCAAACCATACTCCACTAATATTTTCATTAAGAAATTTATCAGTTAATATAGCGTCATGTTGAAATAGCAGTGCTGTTTCTAGGTAACTAGCAGTTTTTTTAGTAGAGCACTGATAAAGTATCTCTTTTGATACTATCTTCAAACCTCTTGTAAGCTCGCTAGAGCCTTCATAATCTACAAAGGGTAAGTTTACCAATTCCTTACGAACGTAGTTCTTACGTAGCTTCAGCTGCTTTTTCGTCGGCTTTAGCCGTCGTACAGCTCTAACGCATTTTTTTCCTAAATAAAATGTATTGTTTGTGTAAGTAATTACATAAACAAAGTTGGTGCAACCGGTAAGCAAATCGTCATGAGAATCTACGGGTTTATTATTATAAATCCACATTTTGTTTAATAATTACTTTCTGTTTCATTAAGTATTGGTTGGCATTGTTTTCTTAATATTAAAGACATAATATTTTCTCTTTTTAGTTAAGTAATTCAAAATGAGGGCAACTTTCAATAGTGCATGCCCAGTTAAATTCACGTTCTATTTTATCTGGATGGTTACAATGAAACGTGTCTTTAACTCTAAAGTTATGAGTAGCAGGGTTGCCAAAGTACTCACAATGAGTATTAAAGTTTTCAAAGACTTTATTAAATGTTAAATGTTTAAAACTCATTATATTTTATAATCTTCGTAGAGCTGGTGTAATTAGTGTTCTTTCCAAACGATCTTTATCTATAGACTCCATCCAATAATCGTTTATTTCATTAGCAATATTAATAATATATTCTTCATCTGCTCCGAGGTCTATTGCATAAGCAAGAGCACGATAAAGTTTAACTGATCTTTCACCTTTTTCAGCAGTAAATGCAAAGGAGAAACTCTCTCTAGGGTCAGCTAATTTATTGTTTTTTTCTTTAGCTGGAAGTTCAGATACAGCTTTAGGTTTATCATGAAAACGTTCACTAGCTTTTCCTAGTAAATACTTAGTTTTTAAAGTGCTACCGTTAAGCTGCTTCAGTTGATTTCTACCAGCAAATGAAAAGAATACCTGACTTTGTGGTAAGATATCAATTGTTAAACCAAGTTCATCACCAATTTCTTGTAAGAAACATTTCCATAGGCGTTCATCGATATTAACGACAGAATCAAATTCAAGTAATACTCTAAATTTAAATTCATTCTCAGGATCACTAGTACGAACTACATAGTGGTTATATTCATTAAGTAATACATGAACTTCTTCATCTGTAATGTATGACTTATCAATATCAAGTATTACAAATTTGGCACCACCAATTAAATTATCTTTTCCACGTTTACCATTTTCAAAACGGAAACAACTATAAGCAGCATTGTATTCCAACATAATACTTATCTCTTCAAAATCCGTTTCTGTAAATTCGTAACCTTTAGCACAGTTTCTAGTCATGAAATCTTTAATCTCACTACCAGACTTATTGTCAAAATTTTGATCAAAGAATATATGGGATACTCCAACAATATCTGTTTTAATTAATTGCTTATATTGAATACCGTTTTCATGGATACTATAACTTCCTTCAGGATCACAGCTATTAGCAAGTTTTGCTAATTCTTCAACTTTAGCTTTTGATTGACCTGCACCTATTACATATGCTTGTTTTTTAAGTTCATGAAGAGAGATTAAATACTCCCCTTCAGTAGCATTATATCGACACATGTTAACAAGCATTTCATACGGCTCTTTTACAAGTTCAGTTTCAAATTCACTTAGTTGAGGTGCAAGTAATTCTACTGTGTTAATAGCATAAGCATATGTTTCTTCATTTATAAAATCATAACCATTTAAAGTTGCGTAGTTTCCTGATAGTTTAAGAGCTAGCCAATGCTTATGTTTTCTGCTTAGTTTAGCCAAAGGATATTTTTTAGGCAAAGTACCAGATAAAATGTTGTTATATTCCATGTAAACATCATAAAGCTTTTGAGCATTTGGTGTAAGTTCTAAAGGTTCTTGATTAGTGTTTACAGTTATATTATTTATTATTTCAGCTAAGGTGTTTTGTGCTGTTACAACCCTAATTCGTTCTTCTTCTCTAAATTTATATAGTTCATCAACATTTGAAATTTTTAAAGGTATAGAAGATTCAGGTATAAAAGTAAATATTCCTCTACGAGCAAGTTGCGTATTAAAAGCTAATTTAAACTTTGCTTTAACTGCAGCATCAAATAGTATAGCTTCATGAGAACCAAAAAATAGTGCATTAGCAGGAAATCCTTTAAGTGCTGCTGTTTGATGTTCAATAGATTTAATAATCTTAGGATCTATATTACCTAAATCGTATAACTGAGACATTACTTTAATAATATCTATCATAGAGCCATTAGTTTGTAATTCGGTACCTATTTCTGAAGTAGTTATACTTCCAGCACCTAAAGTATTTTCAGATATTTCTGCAAAATGTTGTAGTAACCCTTCTGCAGTTCCAAGACCTGACTGTAGAGGTTTAGGCGCTAAATAATACTGTTGCCATTCTTCTCTTTTTTTACCATCTAAAATAGCTTTAGATTCAGCTTTTTTTCTTGCACCTCTCTTACGTTCTTCTTCTATGAATTTATAACCATCGATTAAAGATTTACGTAGAGCATTAACAGCTCTATCCTTACTTTCTCCTGAACCAGCTAAAGCAAATACGATGGCATTAGTAGGAACTAAAGTACCATCATACAGTTTAATAGGCTTTCTGAGATGAGAAGAGAAAGTGATAAGTTCTGCTAAAGTAACTGCTAATTTAAGTTTAAATGGAACTTCACCAGCGATAGTATTAACACCTTTCTGGACAATATCAGGAAATGCCCCTAACTTATCAGTACGATCTTTAATATACTTATCTAACAGTTCAAAAGTATCCATCAGGAACCAACTTTTTTGACGATATCTGTAAAGAATTCTATTTCATCAAAACTTTCACCGATAGTCATACACTCAGGTAATGTTATAGCAGTACCATAACCAGAAGCTAATTCATCACCATAGATATCTTCTAGTAATGCAAAGTAAAATTTACGAAGTAAACGATCATTTAATACTGCTGACATAGTTTCAACAGACTTATAATCTTTATGTGAAAACAAAGGAATACTAGAGAAAAAGTTTTGAGAACAGTTATTTTTTACACTACGAGCAGGAAATATCAAAGTTACCTTGATAAAGATATGTTGACGCTCCAATTCTTCAATAGTGGCTAAAAGTTTAGCAATAGTATTTTTGATAACATTATTATCAACACTCCAAGGATAACTGATACTTACATACAGCTCATAGAAGAAGTCCACATATTGAACAGAAGGTGTAATAACACAATCAGGTTCACCATTGGCATACTTACCAATGTCAACACCTACAGCTGTACCATCGACACTGTAACGAAAATTTTCATAGACTTCCTCAGTAATAAGTCCACGCTTCTTCAAGTTTGAACGAACCAGATTACGTATAGATTCCTGTTCAGATGGTGGAAAATCAGTTTCACCACGTAATAATTTATCAAGTGCTGCTTTGTATGTAATGTCACAGTTATTATCTTTTTTCTGTGTTAGTTTTGATACTGTATGTTTGAAATGATCAACATTTCTAAATGATGCAAAATTAATATTTCCACCTAATTCATCCTTCCATACTGTAGGAAAAATTGTAGGTAAAGGAGTTTTTAAATCTATGTTTTTAGTAATCATGTAACCTCTGCTT